CATCTTAATGAGGTTTGTCTGATAATTGTTAAATACATTCCTCGGCCAATGAGCTAGAAAATCGTCACCAAAGATCACATAATTCGACAATGCTGCTTCGTCGCCTCGAATCGCTTCTTCACACGCGAATACGTGGAGGACACATAAAACAGAGAAAGAAAGAGGTAATCCCTGTTGTGTCCCCCTAGAAGTCTTAATATCCTCTCCCACAAAGTGGAGTGCGCTTATTGACTCCATGGCCGCCGTCGAATAGGTAGAAGACCAATTGAGGAGCTTTGAGAATTCCTCGATAACTACCGCAGAGTAGTCTTGGTTTATCATATTCGTCGCAGCGGTCATGTCGCTCTCACATAGGAAGCCTTGTTTGTGCAACTTCGAGAGCCTGCGCGCAATCTCCTTCTTATTCCCAGCAAAACTTGCCTTACAGGCTGGGTGTTTAGCGACTACTGAGCTCAGTTGATCTGAGATAGGTACAAGCATTCCTACGAATGCAGCTGGCGTTTTTGCCACAACTCGTACCTTGTAGCCGTTAACTCCCACGGGAGTAAGTTGAATAGGAGGACAGCGCAGCAACGAGTGCTGAGGGTTGATGACCCATGTCTCGCGCTCGAACTCGTACTCTTCCAGAATCGTCTCGGCCCAAGTTCTCAACGAGGGCGCCGCATTAAAGCGGCCTAATTTGTCTGGGTGCAGAGAGCGGTAGTTCTCTCTTATCGGCACCGACATTAGCTTTGAGACGACTGGATCTGCGTACGAGGGGTGGCCTCTATCTGCGTTGATCTTTATTTCGACATCTGAAATAACAGGGACTTGCCAGATCGGAACCTTTTCATCAATGTTCCGAATTCCCGGGTTTCCGGTTAAATCTCCTGGAATTCCTCTGTTACGCCTTTCGGCAAAATATAGTTGTCGTTGAAAGATCCCGTGCCTTGAGTTGATGAATTTCATTTTCTCCTCATGACGCCCGAGCAGATAGTTGTAAGCACCACCGTGGGCTCTCGAGTTCTCAATGCACGCCGCTTGGCCCGCTTGAAGCCTGAAGTAGGCTGTTTGTGTATGCGGGGACGAGGCTACTATAGGAGCGAACTGAGTCCTGATGAATTTGCGCAGTCTCCTTAGTGTTTGGGGATTGGTTTTGACTTCCGGTCTTGAGGTTAGCTGTTGCCGAGTTTCCTCTATGGCATCAGCAATGACCCGGTCAGTGTTTAGGGGTTCGGGAAGACAACGTCCGACGTTTTCGAACGTCCATAAGGCTGCTCGGGAAGGTGGTTTTACGAGAAACTGAGATCCGAAGTACCGTGTTAAACGTGTACATTGGGAATGACTCATCACCTTCCTTACGCAGGCCTGTACTTCCGCGACTAGCCCCTTCGTCCACTTTGCGATACCGGGCATCCGTCTTGTCAATCCTATTTTCACGAAATCGATTGAAAGTCGTGTAAGACCTAACGAGACCCCTCGCGTGTGGCGATTGATTTTGAGGTGGCGCGTCCCAATATCGAAACAGACGTGTACTGCTTCTTTTAGTCGCCTCCACATAAGATTTAACGAACCAACTAACCCAACTGTTCGCTGCGCTTCCGTAACTAAGGTCGGAAGGCCCTCTATAAACTTCTTCTCTTTGGCATTGTTATCGTAGAATATGGCCCTCGAGAAAAGTTTATATGACTTAACAGCACTTAAGAACGAGCCTGGTAACGCTGTAAGCGGTGTACCAAATTTATAGATCGGCTTCGATTCTTGTCTATGGTCTGTTGGGGGTTGTTCGTCTGGGACGTTTTGCTTCCTAGTTCCTTTCTTTGCCC